CTTTGAATTCCATTCTCCATTACAACGAAGACCTTCTACCGTATTGTTGCAAGTCTTGTGGTTAGTGCCCTCGTTTACATAATCACACTTCTTACAGATCTTTGTTCGGTTCTTTCTCACGTTCTTGTTTAAGACAATATACCCAGCGCGACGGGTATTCTTGTACTCGTTGCTGAGTGAATGAACATACAAGGTTAATTGCGGCGACGTAAGTACCGAATCAATAGCGTAATCCTTTGCAGAAGTTTTAAAGTCAAATATAATAGGTTCATCATATCCTTCCCATTCTGCTACCATATCGGCGTAGCCAACAATAAGATCCCCAACATCGTTCTCTAGCTTACAGTAGACCTGTGCGCCGTGCATCTTCTTAATCTTAGGCATTACCTCTTCTCGTACAGCTTGAATCATTAACAAACCTTTACGATTGAGTGATAGCCAATTTGCATAATTAAGAATTTTTTTACGGTCTTCTGGTAAACCATCGAAGCCCATGTACTCCTTCTCAGAGTACACCTTTTGAACTTCTGCTAATGGATTCTCAAGTTTAAACTCTTCCCTAAGTTTATCAAGGTCTTCCGGAAGAAGAAGCTCCTCGTCATAATCCGAGTTGGCATATACAATTTGCGTACAAGTTGGTAGATAGGTTTGCTTACCGTTGATGTCTTGGAAGCGCCAGAAGTAAGCGAATACGTCTTCTGGTTTCTTCTCGCTCTCTTTAAGCATAGACGTTACAGCCGAGTCAACGGCGGAGCCAAATGCAAGTGCTGCATGTTGAGTTCTGGAACGAATACGATCTACATAATGGAACTTCCATTTAGTGGGACAATCCATGAACTGGTTCGATGCGCTGTGTGATAGTTTGTTTTTCATTTATTATGTTTCCGGCTAGATATATTTCTTTTAAAAAATGAATGAGAGTATTCTCCCATCTCTTGTAAAATCGACTTATTTAATGGTAAATTCAACTCTGTTGCAATTGCAAGAGCAAAACCGTTAGCATACGCCTCCTCCTGCGGAGCGTATTTCGTTTTTTGTATTTTGTATCGGTCGGATAAAAGGTGTCCTATCTCATGTAAAACAACATAATCATGACCAGCCTTGTATGGCTGTCTGTTGCTAACGTAAATGTATGGTTTTCCTTCGGAAACAATAAAAAGTCCGGGCGAAGATTCCAGTCCGAACTCATCTATAGAGAAGTCTTGAATAGGTCCAACAGAAACTTTAACTTTGTATTTGCGCTTGATTTTTTTGAGGTATTTAAGAGTTTGTGGAGCGAGCTTCAACTTATATGTTTTCTGCATCACTTAAACTATAGAGTATGATTTAATTCACTGTCAAGAATGTGCGCCCGTTTTTTTATCAACCAAGGTACACGCGCCTGCAACCTTTCACCAATGGGACCTTCTCTTTGGGCTGACCATAAGTTCCTGGGTGTAACCATTGGCTAGTAATATACTTTTATCTTATACAGGTGGCTTGTGTCAATTCCTTTGCATATTGTTTGTAAGAAGTTATCAAAATCACCTTGCCCACATCCAACATTTAATCTAAAGAATTCATCAGTTGCTTTTAAATCCGATCCTTTTATCTTGGATATGTGGGGCGGGCACAGTCCGTTGGCCCAAAGAAACATTCCAGATGAATTCATGACTGTAAAATAAAGTTTATTTTCTTCTACTAATTTATTTATGATTTTCCAACGTTCATTTAAAACATGTTTTCCATAATCAAATACTGTATAATCTGTGGATAACTGGTGTTCAATTACTTTTTCAGCACGGATTTGCGCGTCGATTGATAATCCACCCGTACTTATTTCGATATAAGTTTCCAGTGCTTTTGCTAATTCTTTATCTTTTAGGATAGCCCAGCCTATGCGTGTGCTTGCGTGACCAGTTGCTTTACTTAAAGAAAATACCATTACTGGGTGATCATACTTTTTAACTTGATCTGTATATTGTGGCCAATTATAACATAGATCCAGAATGGTTGATCCTGTTTCATCTGAGATACTATTATCTGGATTGTTTGGGTTACTGGTGATTGTAATAGCTACTTCTGTATTAAACCAATCTAGCTTTGCAAAGTCCGCTAGTTTGGGAAATCTGGAGAAGTGTGGTGGTTTAGCCCAAGCTGATTTGATTTTCGGATTTTGTTCTCGAAGTACGTGCATCAATCCTAATACAATTTGCGTTGCACCAGCTGCAACAACAATATGTTTATTTTTTGTTTCAGCGTTTCCTATTTTTTTATGTAACCCTTTTATTCTATTCCGAAGTTTTGCACGGGAGCCGATTGAATAGCTTTTTTTCTTTTTTACGTGATCGACATTGATCTTATTGATTTCCCAATATGGCGAAAGAAAAGCTGGGCTACCCCAGGCCATGTCGATTTGTTTTATTGGTTTAAGTTTTCTTTTCATAGTTAATGGTCGGCGCAGTGGGATTTGAACCCACGTGTCACCGCTACTCTTTCTATCGGATATAAGCCGAAGGAGATATGGGCCATATTAGTTATTTTCCATTTTCAGGTTTACCCCACACATCGGGCATAACAGCAGCGGCAATCGCCAAATGCAAGTTCCAAGGATAATGTTTAAGAATACGACGCGCTCTTTCCCTAACTATTTTGGGTACACGAGGAGTTTTCTTTGGATCGGTTAAATCATAAAGAAAGTTTCTAGCGTTTACGATTGCTCTAGTTCTTTCATCTGGTAATGTCATAACACTCCTAGTCAGTAAGTTAAACTTTCTTTAACATATTGGATAAAATTGGGAGCAGGGTGCGACCCCTGCCAGCATTGAGCAGCCCCTAACGTGGGTATTTCAACAGTACATTCAATGCAGCTTCTGTGTCTTGCGTGTCTCTAGTGAGTAACACTCCACTTTCGCGGTATCCGAGCCATTACGCTCAACCCCCTCACAGCTTCCCACGCCGTCCCAATTAACTCACTTAACCTTTCTTTAACATATTGGATAAAATTGGGAGCAGGGCGCGACTCCTGCCAAACAATAAGGAGTGTCTTATTGTTGCTCGTACATAACGCTCTTAAGTACGTGACTGCGTGTCTCCAAGGGGTTTCAACTGATGTTTACACTTGGCTGCTGCCCCAAGCCCTAGCTTCCCACGCCGTCCCAATTAACTTATCTAGACATAAACCCAGACTTAGATCTAGACTTAGACCCAGACTTAGACCTAAACCCAGACCCAGACCAAGACCATTTTTGTTTTAAACTACGAATATTCATCGTTTATTTGTCTTCCTATATGATTCAATAGAATTAGATCTTACATAAAGATTACCAACTTTTTGCGCATCCTTATATTTAGGATCATCAAATGGTCCTGTCTCATAAACAATAGCAGCGTCTTCAAGAAGAACATCATTGGTATTTACGCCAGTTAGTGTGCCTGTGTAAATGTAATTCATACAAAACAATTCAACACGTTCACCAAGTAATCCAACCAATCCTTCACCTTCAACTTCTTGAACATTTACAATTTTTTTCATTTATTATTAATACTCCTTTTATTTAACTTCTTCCAATAGCTTATCAAGATACTCTTTAGCTTTCAAGAGATCAGCCCTACCATTTTTAAGTTTATATCTTGTGATGTACTTAATGATGTTGCCTTCAAGGAATCCCATATTGTGAGATACAATGTAATCCCAACATTCAATACCTTTGTTATAATGATCTGGATGTTCTACTAAAGATTGTTGTACGTGTTTGCTATAAAGGTCTATTCGATATTCAGGACTTGCTACTGTAGTAGTTCCGTCATTTGTTTCAAAACTAAATTCTTTTTTCTTCATACAAAGTTTAGTTTTTGTTGTAAATTTGTTAATGATTCAACGACTGGTATGTTTACGACTTTATATTCTGAATTATTGATATAAAGTAATTTATCCATTTCTTTCTTTTCATTTACTTGATTCATTGCGCTTTGCATAGAAAAATGCGCTGTGATTGGAATGTCAAAATAATCTTGGCCAAACTTGTCACATCTAACAACAAGATATATTTCCTTCATTTCCACTCCTTTAAAAAGTCTACACCTTCAATGGTATCATATTTATAGAAGTTCATAAGATTATCTATTTGTTTTTTTGTTTCTTCTGGCATATAACCCAATGACTCTGCGTAATAATAACAACAAACAATTACTGGGCAATTACAGGCAACTGCCATATTTGCAACTAGATCAACGTGATCCCGATTGAAGTTGTTCTGAATCATTGACTTCACTGTTGGTCGGATGTTGTGGTACTTTTGAAGTTCTATTTTCATATGCCTCTTTAATCGTAACATAGGAACTTAAAAGAAGTCTATCAATTTCTTCCGGGGTTTCTTTTAAACTTATCGTGTCTTGTGTTGTTGTTAGAAAAGAACCAACACAAACATAGTTATCTGAATTCTGATCGGGTTCAATAAGGGATTCGTAACATACAATCTGTGATATATTTACTGTAATTTTTTCACCTGTGTAACGCACTGTTAGCTTTAAAAACATTTGTTTGGATTCTCCGTGGATTTTGCATCACATTTTTGGCAGTACCAATATCTTTCCGTGAACCCGATGTATTCTTTCCACTCATGCCAACAATGTTTGGGTTTAGGTGGTTCCGCATCTTTGTTTGCATTTTCATCTTTTTCGTCTTCTGGAATGTCCCACCAAAAATTAGATATCCAGGTCGTTATTGTCCCGTTACTATATAGAGCATTTATTCTTTTATCTTCTAAGTTAGAAGATAAACCAACTGTAACAACGTATGTACCATCCGATGTTTTAATTTCAAAATTATGTGTTGGTGTTTTCTTCAACATAACGTTCTAAAAGTTTTTGTAGTTGTCTTTTTAAAACCTTTTTTAAAATTCTTTTCTTCCTGGATTTTATTCCAGATTCATTCAATAATAAATGAATTAACCATTTTGGGATACTTACTTTACCTGATTCGTGTAAAACTAAGTTATCTAAGCCATCTTTTGTTGGGTATAAGTTTTTATACTTTTGTAATTTATCCATTTGTCACCACTAATTTTAAGTGCCTTTCTTTTTTTTGAACTTCTATATTACCGTCTGTGTTAATTGTCAACCATTCGCCTGTTTTTAGATAGACAGTATCTTCCATTGCTTCTAGAACTTCTTCATCAGAACCTTGACCAAAAACGTAAAATAGATCTATATAGTAATCAACTGGGGTTTCTGCTGGAATTAATTCGTACCTATATACACCGGGTATTGGTGCAGTTGTTGATCTGTTTGGTGTATAAAAAAAATCATCGTAACTCATTTGATTGGGCACGCTCCTCCGATGCACTCGAAGGAGTCCTGAATATCGGTTTCTTTTATTTCACAAGATGTGATTGGTGTCACATTAGATACAATTTTATCATACATGTCTTTAGTTATTTCTTCAAGGGGTGCTTGGTCAAATCCATGTTCATTGTGAAGAAGAAAACTAACGGTTTTAACACACGTATTATAATTTTGATTTAACCATTGTTTAATTTCTGGCAGTTCTTCTTTTCGATAATAAACGGTACAACTTACCGAATTGTCGCTCCAATTTGTTTGTAATTCTTTTACAAAATTGAGTTGATCAATTGCCGTTACATCTTTTGCTAAAGTTGTTCCGGCAGGAAAAGAGCAAGGGAAAGATACAACCACAGTATTGTTATCAAGAGTACCATCAAAATTACGTTGGAATTCGACTTCATATCCATTTTTCCTACATACATTTACAAGAGGAGATGTTGAAGCAATGCGTATTCTCCTAATGTAATACTGTGAATAACCAGGATGAACGCCTGGTGTTACACCAGCAAGTAATGAAAGAGTTCCGCTTGGTTTTACTGTTGTAAGTTTAATAGATGGATTAAACCCATTGTGTTCACTATAATCTTTATCATACTTTCGCAGGGCTTTATAGACATTTGGTAACCAGCTTCTTTGCTCTTTTGTCGCTTGGAGGTAGCCAGTTATACCAATACCCATCCTCATATTGTAATTCACAATATCTTGTGTTTCTGGGTGATGGCAAGGAAGTGATAATGAATGTTTATTGATACGATAAAGATATGTTGCAACTTCAAATAACTCATCTTCTGATTCAATATTAGGGAGAAAGATTTCAGCTAGGCAACAGGTTTCTTTATCTGCTAATGATTGTTCAGCACATGGATTAAATCCAATAACATCTGGGTCTGGGTATTGTGTTTCTCCCACCCTACCAATAGACCTAGCGAGGCCCAGGTTGATTAATCCATATGGTTCGCCGTTGCCCATGTATCCTTGCCAAAACTGTTCAGGAAGAAGAGCCATGTCATTACAAACAACGGAATTGTTTGACATTGCTCTCCAGTTTGGAACGTTGCCTAAATCCCAACGTTTTGCATTTAGGAACTGTAGGTCGTCCATGTCACCAATTGCGATTTGTGCAGAGCGTCGAACGTTACCAGCGACAACTATGTAGCCGATGATGTTCATTATATCAAGGCAATCAATAGGTCTTACTTTTTTATTTGAACGATCATTTAAGATTCTATTGATCTGTTCAATTCCCCAGCACAATTCTTCTGCGCCAGATGCTACTCCTCCGAATCCTTTGATTGCTGTTCCTTTTCCTCTGATGCAAATAGTCGAGAAAGTAAATCCTCTACCAGTAACGAAATGTGCTCTAAGAGTTCGTTCAAGAAGTTCAACCCAACCTTCCCTTGTATCTGGAACAATAAAATCAGCGTCTTTTGAATCTTGTCTAATTATTTTTGCTTTTTGTACTTTGGGTAGCTCATATACATATTCACGTTGAATGTTATATCCAACTCCGCTGCCAAGCATGAGCATATCCATTGCCCAAGTAAAGGGGCGAATGGGTTCGTTCACCAAAGTAACTGCACAGTTTTGAAGTGAGGCTAAACCTAGTTTATCTACTGTTTTAGTTCCTAGTTGCCATAAGAATCGCCCAGCAACACTACCCTTTAAACTAATAAGGATTTCTTTGAGGCGAGACTCTTCTTGTTCAGTGAAGCCCACTTTGAGTTGATTTTTTGTCGATTTAATAACACGGTCAACCGTTTGTTCAAACTCTTCCGTTTGTTCCGAATTCTCTTTGATTCTTCTAGCATATGTTCTTTTATATGTGATGTGACCCAATTCTTCCTTTGGTGTTTTGCTCATGTTGTCTTCTTTTAATTGGTGTTTATTTTATAATAATTGTTTCCATTTTTTAATTTTATCTTTTTCAATTAAGATATGATCTTCACATATTGGTATCATATCATAATGTTGATTTAACCACAAACCAATTAGTTCAATATCACCATTATCTTTTTCAAGAATAGAATCAACACGAAAACAAATATCAAGACAATTTATGTGCTTATAAACATTGCCTTGTTTAAACATATTAATTAACCTTTTTTACAGATTCATCAATAGATAAAAAAATTGCGTCTGGTGCTCTATACGTTAAACCATCTGTTAATACGTCAACATAATATTCATTTTGATCTGAATATATATTATATCCATTTTGAATATTTAGTTGAATTATTTTGATGATGTCTTTTTTTTGACTTTTACTTCCAATTGATATTTTCATAATAAAATAAAAAAGGACACCAGTGATGGAGGGGTGTGCAGGTGTTCAGCACTGGTGCCCTGTTTGTGTATGGGAAAGGAGGATAACCCACACACTTACTTTTAGTTATTGGTCATTTCTCTAATGAGTTTATTTAAAGCACGTTTAGCACCAAGTCGAGTTGAATAACGTTTTGTTTTCAATCGGACTCGGTTAATTGTTACCGTTCCTCTGTAAGCATTTCGACTTGATTCAAAACTAACGCCACCTGTGTTTAATTTATTACTCATAAAGAATACTCCATTAAAAATATGTTGTCCAGTCTGTTTCTTCATTTTTAAGTTCTTCTAAATAATAAACTTTATATTTATTATAAGCATAACCAAAAATGTATGGGTACATTATACTTTTTGGTACTCTGTAACCTTCTATAATAGAATTATCATGATCTCTGCCTAAAACACAATGCCCTAATTCATGAAAAATCAATTCTTCTCTATAATTTTCATCATATTCAACCCAAGAGTCACTGTCTATTTGTATTTCTTTGTAGCCGTTTGTATAAGTTATACAAACACCAACAATTGGGTATTCTAATTTATTATAATCAATATCAATTTTGACTTTTTGTTTTATTTTTTCTTCAAATAAATCAACGTAATTTTGAAAATCAGCGTTGATTTTAAAATTGTTTTGTTCGTATTGTTGGCCGCAAGCTATGCTGTTACTTAATAGAAAAAATATCAACGAGCTGTTCAGTAAGTTGTTCGTGTAAATATTTATCCAGTTTTTCCAAGTATTTTTCGTCTGCTTTGGTGAGGGCACGTATCAATTCCTCCGCATGACCTGGGTCTTCTCTAAGAACCATATCAATTTTTTTAGCAAACTCATTTGGTGTAATTAATCCTTTTTGGATCTCAATGCACATTAAACACATTAGTCTCTCCAATAGTCATGTTGGTTTTCTTGTTCAGTAGATTCATTTTCTGAATCATAGTAATTGTCTTTTTTAATTTCTTCACATTTAATGTTCTTGTCTTTACAGTCATTACAAAATACGTTTTTGTATTTGAATGTCATTTCCCATTTTTTTCCGCAATAAGAACAAGTGAAGCGATATAAACTCATTCTGAGTAGCCTTTGATAAATTTAATTTCAATTTTATCAATTGCTTCTCGTGCTAAGTCAAATGCAAGTTGATCGTATTTGTAGCGAGGATTAAAGAAAGCAGATAGGTCACTTTGAGGACATCTCGTATCATCTAATTGTGCCTCAAGTTTTACAATCATTTTTTTGGCTCTGATAAAAGATTCTTCAAATTGACAAGTTTTTAAAACACTCAAGATATTTGTTATAACAAATAGAAAATCTTCTCTTCTATTTTTGTTTTCAATTTTACTTGCTGTGTATTTTGCGCTTGCTTTTATTCGAAGTTGTGTTAGTTCATTTAATTCAATCATTGAGTTCATGTGATTCAACATAAACAATCATATCTTCCGATAAATTAGATTCAATTTCTTGTCTTACTTTTTCAGCAGCGGTTTCAGATGAATAAACAGAGTGAATTCCGGTGTCTTCTCCCCACTCACCTGAAATAACCACAACATAAACAACGTTATTTTCCACGCAAAACCACCCTTGCAATCATAAAAATAATCAATGTTATTCCCCAAATTATTAAAATAAAATTTAAAAGTTTATACAAACAATTCACCTAATCCAATCTCTTCATATAATACAACGGCTTCTTCATAAGAGCAAGCCATATCTCTACTTATTTCTAAGCAGATAAGATATTTAATGTGGTCTTTGTACTGTTCGTCTATTTCTTCTTTAAAAAGAGGATCTTTTTCTTTTAATTGTTTTTTTCTTTCACGATATTGTTGTGTTAATTCTTCTAAATGTTCAAAATTACCCAAAATATAATCCATTAGATCAGGTCCATGTTGGTCTTTCACTGTTTGTCCACCTATAAATATATGATTTATGTTTACGATAATATTCACGATACGATTGCACTGTGTCGCCTGTTTTACATTCATTGGGCATACATTCTGGGGGTTCGGTGAAAAAATCCTCCTCCCACTCGATTCGATCAATATTGGCTTGGCACCAAAGAATCACTATATTACTTTTATGCTGCTTACCATAGCGTTTAG